GCCTTCGGGCTGGTGGGGCTTTCTATTCCGCGCATCCAGTCGGGGAGCGCATCGGCAACGTGAGTCCATGGGTTTGTTTTCATGGACTGAATGCTCCTTTTTTTGTCCAGAAAAAGCATTGCGAACCGTTGCGAAAGATTCGCAATGGTCAGGAAGGTAGCCCATGGATTCGCTGAATCAAGCCCTCATTGACTGCGTACGCGCTGCGGGCGGCTCGAAGGTCGTCGGGCCTGCACTGTGGCCCGAAAAGATGGCAGACGCAGCCCAGCGCCTATTGCTTGACTGCCTGAATGAAGACAGACCGGCGCACCTCACGCCCGAGCAGATGGCTTTTGTGTTCTCCATGGCAAAGCAGCGCGGCTTTCATGGCGGCATTGGGTATCTGCTGTCTTCGCTGGGCTATGCGCCAACGGTGCCGCTTGAGCCCAAGGACGAGGCCGGCGAACTAATGCGGCAAGTGATTGAGGGCCAGCGATCACTGTCAGAAAAGATTGACCGGCTGAACAAGCTGCAACCGAGTTTGAGGGCTGTTGCATAGCCCACAAAGCGAAAACCCCGCAGGACAAGTGCGGGGCTTCTAAACATCAACCAACTTAAACAGGAAATTGGAAATGTCTGGCTCAAGTTTAGACGATTACGAGAAATTTCTCAAGGCCAAGGTCAAGATGGCCGATACCTTGGGATTTGAGATTGAGGATTTGGACGTGAATCCGCTTCTCAAGCCACACCAGCGGGCAATGGTCCGCTGGATGGTCCGCATGGGCCGCGCGGCATGCTTTGCGGCTTTCGGCCTGGGCAAGTCGGTAATCCAGCTGGAGACGGTGCGGATCATCTTGGCCAAGGTCGGAGGCCGGGCCATTATCGTGGCACCGCTTTCCGTGCGGCATGAGTTTGCCCGCGATGCCGCCATGCTGGGCATCAAGACCAAGTTCATCCGCCGCATCGAAGAGTGCGAGCCCGGCATTGATGTCTACCTCACCAACTACGAGAGCGTGAGAGACGGAAAGTTAGACCCGCGGCAATTCAACGTAGCCAGCCTTGACGAGGCTTCATGCCTGCGGGGATTTGGGGGCACCAAGACATTTCGTGAATTCATGGCCGTGTTTGCTGGCGACCGCAAAACCATGAATGACCGCATCTACACCGATGGCGTGAAGTATCGGTTTGTCGCCACGGCAACACCGAGCCCGAACGAATACATCGAATTGCTGGCCTATTCGGCATTCCTGGGCGTCATGGATGTTGGCCAGGCAAAGACACGCTTTTTCAAGCGCGATTCCACCAAGGCCGACACACTGACCATTCACCCGCACAAGATTAAAGAATTTTGGATGTGGGTTGCGTCCTGGGGCTTGTTTGTGCAGAGGCCCTCTGATCTGGGGTTTTCAGACGAAGGCTATGCACTGCCCGAAATGGATATTCGCTGGCACGAAATACCAGGTGACCATGCCGACGCCGGTACCGACTTTCGGGGTCAACATCTTCTCATCAAAGAACAGGCTGTTGGCCTGTCGGAAGTCGCCAAGGAAAAGCGCGAAAGCTTGCCGCAGCGGATTGCGAAGCTGCTGGAAATTCGCGCCGAGGATCCTCTGTCGTCTCGCATTATTTGGCACGACCTTGAAGCCGAGCGCTACGCCATTGAAAAGGCCATTCCCACGGTCATGAGCGTTTATGGCTCTCAAGACGAAGACTTGAAGGCGGACCGAATCATTGGGTTTTCTGATGGCGAGTTTCAAGAGCTTGCCGGCAAGCCTTCCATGCTGGGCTCAGGGTGCAATTTTCAGCGGCATTGCTCATGGGCTGTATTCCTGGGAATCGGCTTCAAGTTCAACGACTTTATCCAAGCCGTTCACCGCATCTACCGATTCCTGCAGACCAATCAAGTCCGCATTGATTTGATCTACACGGAGCAGGAGCGCGAGGTGCGCCGCATCCTCGAAACCAAGTGGGAACAACACAAAACGACGGTAGACGAAATGACAAAAATCATTAAAGAGTTTGGCCTGAGCAATGCCGCCATGGAAGAGTCGCTGCAGCGTGCCATGGGCGTCGAGCGGATCGAGGTTGCCGGCAACAGTTTCCGGGTTGCGCATAACGACTGCATCAAGGAAACACGCCTGATGGAAGAGAGCAGCGTGGACATGATCCTGACCAGCGTTCCGTTTTCAACGCAGTACGAATATTCGCCGAACTACGCGGACCTGGGCCACACCGACAACAACGCTCACTTTTTCGAGCAAATGGATTTCCTGACGCCCGAACTGATGCGGGTATTGAAGCCTGGCCGCGTGGCCGCTATCCACGTCAAGGACCGGATCGTGCCCGGTGGCCTGACGGGCCTTGGCTACCAGACTGTCTACCCGTTCCACATGAAATGCACGGAGCATTACACCCGGCACGGCTTTGGCTACATGGGAATGATTACCGTGGTCACAGACGTGGTGCGCGAGAACAACCAGACCTATCGGCTTGGCTGGACCGAGGTATGCAAGGACGGCTCAAAAATCAGCGTTGGCATGCCTGAGTACATCTTGCTGTTCCGCAAGGCTCCCACAGACACCTCGAATGCCTATGCCGATGAGCCGGTCACGAAAAGCAAGCCCGACTGTCTGGACGAGCATGGCAACGTGGTCCCGTTCAAGCGCGGGGAAAAGGAGATTCCCGGTACCGGCTACAGCCGCGCACGCTGGCAGACAGACGCGCACGGATTTTGGCGCAGCAACGGCAACCGTTACCTGACGCCTGACGAGCTCGAAACGCTCAGCCATGCGCAGATATTTCGCTGGTTCCGCGACTTCCACATTCACAACATCTATGACTATGAACACCACGTCAAGATTGCCGAGACGCTGACCCAACAAGGCAGGCTGCCCAGCGGTTTCATGCTTTTGCAGCCGCCTTCCCATATTCCTGACGTGTGGACAGACGTGGCGCGCATGCGGACGCTGAACATGCTCCAGCAGCGCAAAGGGCAGGAGCAGCATCTTTGCCCGATGCAATGGGATATTGCCGACCGCCTGATTGAGCGATTTACCAACAAGGGTGAAACGGTATACGACCCATTTGGCGGGATCATGACGGTGCCCTATCGGGCCATTCTCAAGGGTCGAAAAGGTGTGGCGGCCGAGTTGTCGCCACGGTACTTTTTTGATGGCGTTCACTACCTGCAGGCCGCAGAGCGCGAGCTTGAAATGCCGTCACTGTTTGACACGCTGCCCGTACCGGAAGAGGCGCAGGAAAGCGATTTGCCGCAAGAACTGGAGGCCGCATGACCCGCTGCTACATCGCCGGCCCGATGACCGGAAAACCCGACCTGAATTTTCCGGCATTTGAAGCCGCCGCGCGCCATCTGCGGCGCAATGGCCATGACGTGGTGAATCCGGCAGAAATCAACCCGGACCACAAGATGCCCTGGGCCGAGTGCATGCGCCGCGACATTGCCGCCTTGGTCACTTGTGAGGCCATCTACCTTCTTCCCGGCTGGCGTGAAAGCAAGGGCGCGACCCTTGAGCACCACATTGCCGAGCGACTTGGACTACGAATTCTGGAGGCCGCATGAAAACTGCCGTCACGCAAACCAGCCTGCACAGCTACGACGCCCTGAAAGCATCCGGTTTCAAGGGCCAACATGCCGCGATCTGCTCACGCATGGAGCGCGGCAAGGTTTACAGCCGGCGCCAGGTCGCCAAGGTCTGCGGCCTCGAAACCTCGACCGTTGCCGCACGAGTCAACGACCTGGTGAAGTTTGGCCAGGTAGTCGAGGTCGGGACCATCAAATGCCCGATCACCGGTAAACACGTCGGGGCCATCAAGCTCGCTGACGCCCAAGGGGAGCTGCTGCAATGAGAAAACCATACGCCACACAGCCGGGCACGATCCCGCATCGCGCGGTCGAAGCGCTTAAGGCGCTGGGCCCGGGCGCCGAATTGAGCAATGCCGAGCTGGCCGATCAGCTCGACGTCAACCCTTTCTCGCTGATTCCATGCTTGGCTATTCCGCGAAAGCGCGGAGCGTTGAAAGCACGTCGAGACGAGACCCGCCACGGCTGGCCCGTCATGTGGAGCATTGGCAATGGCATTCCTGAGCCCGTTGCGCAGGATCCAGAAGATGGTGCGGCAGAGGACGATCCGCCCAAGCCCAAGATCGTGGCCAGCGACGTCGCGCAGCGCGTCCAGACATCCGCTTTTCCCGGCCTGACTGCAGCGACAGTCAATATTCCCGAGTCTATTGCTACAAATAACGTAGCTATCGAAGTCCAAAAGACAAGGGCTCCCGGATATTTTTACTGCGGCCTCGACCTGCAGGGCAATCTGATCATCACCGACGGCGAAGAGGAAATCCGCTTCAGCGCCGTCAAGGCCGAACTCATTGGCCGTGTGCTGGGAGCGCCCAGGGGATGAATCCTGCAGCACCCTACCCAGCAGATGCGCGCGCCAAGGGCTGGCGGTTTGAGCTTGACTACGAGCGCATTGGGCAATCTGGCACATGGGCGCTGGCCGCCCAGCCCGGAAAGGAATCGTGCCGCCCGCTATTGCTCATGCAGTGGCTGGTGGCTTGGACGCAAGAGCCCTGCGGGACGCTACCGAACGACGAAGAGGTCATTTCTGCCCTGATCGGCGTGGGGCCGAAGGTGTGGGCCAAGCATCGCGCCATTCTGATGCGCGGCTGGTGGCTTGCTGACGATGGCCTGTTGTATCACCCAACCATCACCAAGCGGGTGCTTGAAATGCTTGAGTATCGACGCAAGACCGCAGAGCGAGTGGCGAAGCACAAAGCAGAGAAGCGAGAGCAACAGATCGGTAACGTGTTACCAACAGTACCGATAACAGTTAAGAACGACACCGGAACCGGAACCGGAACCAGTATTTCTAAAGAAGAGAGAGAGTGGGTTAACTCAGCGTCGGCCCGCGCTTTGTCGAAACAGGCAGCCGAAGCCATGGCCAAGGCCGGGAACGTCGAGGCTGTCGCCACCAATCCCCAGCTGCTCCACCTACTTTTTTTGGGAATGACGGTTGGGGAATTGGAGACCGCTGCCGCCGAATCGCGGGGCAAGTCAAATGCCTTCACCTACGCGATGGCCAGGGCTATCGGCAAGCGCGAGGATGCGGCGCGGATTGGTACTCTGCCGCCTCTCAAAACCGCCAGCGCTGACCCCGATTCCCGGTCCGCTGTCGAGGCCGAAGCCAAGGCCAAAGGCATCAAGCCGTGGGACGAAATCAGCGAGCAATGGCCGGCATACAAGGCCCGGGTGCGTGCCGCCAAAGCGATGGAGGCCGCATGATTCCGCTTCCCGACATTTCGGCAGACTGGCTTCTCGGCCGGGTGCGCGACAACGGCGAAGGTTGCTTGGTGTGGGTGGGTTACAGCCAAAATGGCGATCCGAAAGCGAACTTTGGCCCCGGGCCTGTGAACGTCCGCCGAGCGATCTGGAAGGCCATGACGGGCGCCGATCCGAGGCCCGGGTACATCGTCAGGTGTTGCTGTGAAACCTTCAACTGCGTCGAGCCGGCGCACGTCGTCCAGCTGCCGGCCAGCTATCGGAACAAAGGCCGCAAGCAAACCATTCAACAAAGAGCTGCCACAGCTGCGGCGCTTCGTGCCAAGTCGAAAATCAAGGACGAAATCGAGGCCATCCGGTCATTGGAACGAACCCAGCGGCAAGAGGCCGAGCGGCTTGGGATTTCTCAAGCCATGGTGAGCCGGATCCGCTTGGGCAAAAACTGGGCCCCGATGACGACTCCCTTTTCCGGACTGGGGGCGCGGTGAGCCAAGCCATGGACCGGGTGCAGGCCGGCATAGAAGCCTCTGCCGCTCGCCATCTTAGGGAAATGCGGAGGGGTGCATGATCGTCGAATCAATCCTGAAAGTGAAGCGCCCGATTGCCCCGAACTGGCAACGCGCTGCATGGTGGCAATGCCCGCCGCAATTGGCCGCGCTGGGTTATCCGGTTGAAGCGTGGGAGCATCGCAAATCGGGGCTATTTGTTCTGTCCGCGATTGAGGTTGCCCGCGACCGGGGCCAGCCTGACCTTGGTCCCGAGTATCACCTGAGCGTAAGCCTGAGCGGCCAACGATGCTCATTGGCTGATGCGCTATTTGCGCTCGCCGCTTTTGGGCTGGAGGATGCCAAAGAGGACAACCATGTTCCCAATGGCCGCGTTCGCAATTTCTGGCGTCCGGTTGCCGACCATTTGAGCGGCTACGAATGCCCATGCGTCGATGATGAGCCGGCGATTCGTGAAGACAAGGGTGATTTTGTTTGGCGGGGGCTTACGTCATGACAACCACCAGCCCCATCCTGGTCTGCCCAGTCATCCCGCTGCGCCATCTTCCCGACTGCGAGCGCGACGTGATCCGCCGCTTTGTCTCCGAGCATGTCCGGGGCATGGATGCCGCCAATCACCGCCGCTGGATGCGCCTGTGGGGGCAGATATTCAAAGCAGAGGCCGGCGAAGGTTTCCAGTTCTACCGCCTCGAAGAGCGCAGCGGGCCATTCCACCGGCGCCACCGAGTCATTTTGGAGAAGTTGTTTCACGCGCAGGAGCGTTTTAGGCTGTTGGAGCCAATGCACGATTGGATAAAAGTCCGGTGTTATTTCGTCACATGGGGCGAGGGCTCACGCGGCCAACCCATGCCGGTGCCACGGTCAACCAACTTTGACGAATGCCCGGAGGCGGACATGCGCGAACTGCACACCCGCATGGTTGACTTGCTGCACGAACCAACGGCGCAGCGCTATCTGTTCCCCAAAGTCAAGGCCAGCCAGCGGCAGGGGATGGTAGATGCCGTCCTGGCGGACGAGCAGGAGGCCGCATGACCCCAGACACCCCCAATACCCAAGCACCGCCAAAAGAGGCTATTGCCATTGTGATCGACGAAAACGAACTGTACGCGCCGACTACTGGCCCGCAGTCTGGCACCTGGCTATTTGCGATGCACGTCGAGGTGATTGATTTTTACGCCGAACCCGTCACGGCCCATTGACTGGAAATAGGAGCACACCATGGAACTGAACCCGCAACGCGAATTGACCTTTGGCGAAAAAGCTGTAGGTCTGACCTTCAACCCCGGCAACAACCCGGAAGTGGACGCATGCAAGCGCATCTTTGCCGCAGCCATCGACCAGATGCATGAACTGCGCGGGGCGCTCTCAAGCGGCCCCGGGCAGGCGCGCCACGCCAGCATTGCCATCACCCAGATCGAGGACGCACAGATGCGCGCGGTCAAGGCGATTACCTGGAAGGACTAAGCCATGAGCCACCACGGGCAAACACCACCGCACATTCAGCGTCAACTCAGCGATTCCATGCGTCAAGTCTTTGGCGAATTTCCAAACGGGAAACTCAACGATGACGACGCCGGGGCATTGGCATTCAGCGTCAGCACGGAAGCTGGCCGCGTTGTGGTGCGTTTCCCCAAGCCTGTCGCATGGATGGGTATGACAGGGGACGAAGCGATGGAACTGGCCCAGTTGCTTTTGAAGCATGCCAGGTCGGCGGGAATCACCAGCCCATTGATTATTCAACTGGGGTAGCCATGCTCAAGCGCTCAGGCTTCACCCGTAAGCAGCCCGGCAACAAGCGGCCCAGCGTTATCAAGGAATTGCGCAGCACCAAGGGATTGAAAGTCAAGCCCATGAGCGACTACCTCGAAGCCGTGATTGCTGAAGCCGTCACCGACTTTGGCGTGATGTTCTCGGTCAGCCGGTGGGAGCAATACCGTGCAGAGTAAAAACAAGCCGGCCATGACCAAGGCAGAGCGCGCCCACGTTGCCCGGCTTGCCCAGATGGAATGCGTGGTGTGCGGCGAGCATGGGCCCAGCCAGGTGCACGAATTCGAGCAGGGGCAATGGTTTACCAGCGTTCCCCTATGCGCGCCATGTCACACCGGCCCCCAGGGCTGGCACGGCACCCGGTTTCGCTGGGCCCGGCTCAAGATGGACATGCTCAAGGCGATCAACGAGACGCTGAAAAGGCTGGCGGCGTGAACTGCATGACATGTACCCACGCCACCACGAAAAGCCCAACAGGCGGCACATCCGTTCATCGGCAATCCATGTGGCGCCTTGGATTCGTCGGCTGCCGGCTGGACCGCGAAGAGGGAAAAACCTACAGCGCGACGGCCGAGCGCGAATGCGCCAAGTGGCAGCAGGCCACCCCAGAAGATCT